ATTTATAATAGCGTTGTTAGTTGTTGATTCGGTGTAAAGTTTAATTAGGTAAGAATAGTAGTCGTTATCTTCACCATAGTTTACCCATTCACGATTTTTATCTTCGCTTATTTTCGGTCTATTGTATGAAGCTAAATTAACTATATGTAGGTTATCCATTATACTGTAATAAATTCGTTATCTGAAGCATTAGTTATATACTCACCGCTATTAATTGTGTATTGTGGTAAGTCTGTTTGATTAGTACAAAATATTTTATCCTTAAAAATTTCATTTGCACCTGATAGTATTGTAAGCATATAATAAATATCTTGTTTTACTGGAAATACAGCACTATATCTATTGAAATATAAACTTTGTGATATTCCGCTTGTTGCTTGACTATATACTTCTTTGTTTTGGGTTTCATCTTTTATTTTAACTGTGTAAGATGCACCTGCTGTAAATTCTCTTGGTATAAAATCAATGTTTTGCGCTGATCCGCTTTCCCTTAATACTATCATATATATAACAATAATATTAATTGTTTTTTGTTATTATTAATGCTCCGATAAAAGCATAAAAAAAGGCAGCATATAGCCACCTTTAATTATCAAAATAAATTATTATTAGGAGTTTGTACCTAATGTAATTAAAACAGTTCCATCTAACCCTGCAAAATCTTGCACACTAAATGGGAAGTCAATATCTTTAGTATCTGAATCCATAAAGTTAGCAGCTGCTGTTTCTTGTGCATTTAGCGTTAAAGTATAGCCTGATAAATCACCCATTGCAGCACCTGAAGAAATAGTTCCCCCATTTACATCTGCACCGTGTACTGTACCCATCATAAACACATTACCGTTGTAATCTTCAACTGCCACGTGCGGTCTACCATAAGCCAATAGTTTTAATTCTTTGTTATCTTCTTTCGTTAATTTTTTCAAAGTAAGTGTAAGTGTTTGATCAAAGAAAGTTGTACCGTTTTCACGGCTTGAAGTGATAGTTTGCTCAAAGCTACTATTTCCCTTCAATTCATATTTATAAGCAGTTAAAGAATTTGCACTTCCGCCAATAGTAGTTCCTGTCATATTTGTAATTTCATCATTGGCTATGGTTACAGTTCCTAACCCCCCAAAATCTACAAAATATACGTTTTTCAGACCACCTACAACATCTTTACAAGGTTCTTTTCTACCAAGTGTTAAATCACAAGCCATATCATTTAATTTTTTTTTTGTAACTTATTGAAAATCAATAAATTAATTAGTTTTTTAAATAAAAAGGGTAAGTAGGCACTTAATTGGCTTACCTACCCTAACTATTTGATTATCAGTTAATTAACTGTAGAGTACGATATCAGAACCTATTCCGTATTGTACACCTGCTGTAAATCTCATTACTACACGCACATTCTGTGAGCCATCAATATCTGCCATATCAATTACTTTCACTTCGTTTTGGTCAGATAAAAGACCAGTACCAAAGTATAAGTTAGATTTTTCTGCTGCTACCATTCTGTTATCTGCTAAACCATTTGCTACTGCAATAGAAATTCCATCAAATGTTAATGCTTGACCGCTAAACCATTGTGTTCCGCTATCGTTTGTACCTGCATTTGAAGTTGCTGCTACTGAAAATCCACCTAATGCTCTCACGTATGCTCTTGCTACATTCTGACTAACAAAAATTGTCATATCCTCGCTTGAATATAGGTTAGAATTTATTGAATCTACAACAGCCCCTAATTGAGCTATTACATTCCCTGCATTTACTCCACCACCAACTGCTCCAACATCTGTTACATCACCATCCGCTAACATAAGTTCTGCAAATCCTGCGAACTGTCCATTAGTCGCTGCGGCTCCATTCCAAATGCTTTGTTCAGTTCTTTGTGCTACTTTAGATGCTACGTGAGCAATTAAAAAGTCACTAAAAGAAGTTGGTAAAGATTGGTGTGCTGAATATCCCATAGAAATTGCATCCCAGTCATTTTGGAAATCTTTTTTGCAAAGTTGTAGATTTACACTTTGATAAGTCGGTTCAATCGTTCGTTCTGTTAACGTTAAAGTTGAAGTAGAATCGAAGTCACAAGAAGCATCTTTTACGATGTCATCACTTGATACTTTTTTGATTACTTCTTTAAATTTAATATTAGGTTTAACGGTAATTAATCCGTTATCTAAAGTTGTACCACTTAAAAGTGCAGCAGAAATATAATTTCCTGCAAATTCGCCCTGATAACTGGTGGTAATTGATGTAGTTGTTGCCATTTTATATTTTTTAATTTATTATTTATTATGATTCAGATGCCCAAACGCCTTCACCGCCTGTAATATACCAGTCAGTAAGTGATACAGCTTTAAGTGTACACCAGTCACCTTTATTTGCAGATGCTTTTGTGTTGATCCAATTTTTGTTGTTTACACCCCCTGAAGATACAGCAGCAATTGTACCGTGTATTGCATCAGTTGCAGCAGGTGAAATTGTAATAATGTTATTACCATCTGCTCCTGTATTTCTAAATGTAAATTCTGCACCTATATTTTCTGCTGTAATTGCAGGTAGTGTCATTATTTTTGCATCTGTAGCAATATTAAATTCTACCCCTGCATCATTTGCTTTAATATCTTGAGTAGTAGTCAAAGTTGTTTGCTTTGATCTTGCCCGTAATACGCTATTACTTGTTGTTATTGTTGTTGACATTTTTTATTTATTTAAAGTTTGATATTCTATCCATTACTTTATCCAAAGTGTTACCACTTCTTTTTTGTGAATAAAGATTTGTATTTCTTTTAGATTCGCTTTCTGGATTATGAGATACTTTTTCTACTTCACTCATTTCTTCTTTTTCAGCGTAAACAGTTTTGGTAGTTGTTTCTTCTGATTTAACACCAGTTGAAATATCATCAGACATTTCTTGATCTTTAGGTTCAAGCAATGCTTTTATTTCTTCTACCATTGTTTTAACTTCTTGAAGTTCTTCTTTAGTAGCATAACCCATTTCTTCTTTAGGCTTATCTTCTGCTTCTACTTCTTCTTCAGCAGGTGCTTCTTCAACTGCACCAACCGAAGCTATAATACCTTCACTTTCTACAATTATTGTTTCACCGTCAATTAATTTATAAGAACCTACTGGTAAGGCTACACGCTCATCTTCAGTAACAATAAATACTTCACTACCTTCTGCAAAAGATTCACTTTCAATGATAGTACCATTTTCAAGTTCAGCTTGAGCCAGTTTAACTTCTATTGATGCTTCCACACCAATTAGTTTTTTTACTTCGTTTAACATATCTGTTGCTTTCATATATATTACAATAAATTAGTAATTAGTTTGTTGTGTTTTTGTTGTGTTTAGCTTAAAAAATCTTTTTCAAATCTTGCTACTATTCTTTCCGTTTCTGATAATGCATTTTTTATGTTTCTTAAAATAGTCGGTTCACCATCAATACCCAATTCTTTTAATTGAGTTTCATATTTTCTTATAATAGCCTTTACTGGTGTGTACTTTGATTTAACTTTGTCAATATTTTTAGATAGACTACCTTGAGCATTTAATATTGTTCTTGTATATTCACTTAAATCATCTCTAAACTTTATTAAATCTGATGCTTCTTTTTTAGCATCATCTACTAAACCTAACTCAACCTTCTCTTTACCTAACTTTGCAAGTATTCTTTTTACGTGTGGTTTCATATTATAATTTTAAATAAATTTTATTTTAGCCATTTATTTGTTTTGATGCTGCTTTTTTCATCTGTTCATACTCACTTACTATAGCTTCTAATTTTTGTATTTCAGGTATATCAACACCTAATTCTTTAGCTGCTTTACTATAGGTTGCTATTCTTTTTTCAGCAAGTCTTTTAACTGCATCTAATCGGTTCAATTCTAAATTACCTTTATTTCTTGCTTCTCTTATATCCGTAGAAAATTTACTAATTCTATCTACACCATCTGTTAATTCTTTTTTTAATTCATTTAGTTTATCAGCAGCGGCTAATTCTACTTTTTGAGTAGAAAACTTTTGTAGTATTTCTTTTGTTTTTGAATCCATAGTTATATAATAATATTTTTAACTGTTTGTTGTGTTTTAGTTTGCTGCTTGACAGGCTGCACAATTATTATAAGCAGTTGCTGCACTTATTTCAAAATGTCCGTTGCTTCTTGTAGCTGTTATTGTATAGCAGTCTGTATGATTATGATGAACAAAGGTTAAGAAATAAACATTACCTACTGTTAAATCAATATCGTGCGTGTGTATGTGCTTTGTACCACCATTACAATTAGTTACTGTGTAGTATCTTGTAATAGATGATTTAGTTATGTTACCAATACCTTGTGCTTGAAAGCTACCATCACAACATTTACGTGAATATGTTTTACCATCAGGACATAAACACGCCCTACTATCGTTTTGTGGGCTTGGCATTTTACTCATCTTTATTTAATTTTTAACGTATGTATTTAATTGTTGTCTTGTTTCAATTAAATCATTTTCCCAAGCTAAAAAACCTTTGCCATCTATTTCATCTAAATATGTTGGGGGTTGTATGCCTAAATTTTTAAATTCTTTTTTTGCTTTATTTGATTTAGAATTTAGTTTATCAATTAGTTTTTTTGCTGATTCAACTTCTTTTTGCAAATCTCTTATTTTTTCTACTGCTTCTCTAAAATCATAAGTAACATCATCTGTTTTTTTAAAAATCTGTTTTGCTATTTGAGCAAATTTATTTTTTTCATTTTCAAAGGACGATAATTTAATTTCTTTAACTTTTTCAGTACTAAACAATTGTTTTAGTTCTTCTATTTTAGCTTCAGCTATTTCTTCTTTACTCATTTCTTTTTTTGGTTCGTTAGGTCTTTCTAATTTATCTGCAAAGTAGCCTTCTATACTAAAGCCTTTTACTTCACCTGCTTTAACTTTTTTCCAAACATCATCATTGTTTACCTTCATAGATACCATCCACGTCCCCATAGGTACGTTTAGATCGTACATTCTGCTTTTATCTTGTTCAGATTCCACTATCCAACTTTCAACCGCTGTAAGACCCTTTAATTCAAGTTCGTGTTCAAGGGTAGAATTGTTTTGATTGCCATTAATAAAGAATAATTCACTTGCTTTACGTACTGTGTTTTTAGAAAAGTAGATATAATATTCTTGTTCGCCACTTTGTCTGTAAATAGGTTTGTTAGGAATTAAAGCTGCACCCATAAGGATACGCTTTTCTTTGTCTACTTCAGCCAGTTTAAATTCTTGTTTCTTTAATGCTATAAAATCTGATTCAATAGCAGGATTTTCTACCACACTTATGGCTTCTATACCTGCTGCTTCATCTGTTTCGTCTATAAAAAGTTCTATTATATCCATAATTAAACAATAATATTTAGTGTTTTTTGTTATTTATCCTATTGAAGCACCTTCTACAATGTTTCTATCTAATGCTTGTGCGTTTGTTACATCATTACTTACTACAAATGCTTTTATAGGTTGTTTATTATCTTCACCTATTGCTTGTGCTAATTGGTTTTCTGGTGCTGCTCCTACTACATTAAAACTTGGTGCTTGTGGTGCAGAAGGTGCTGAACCGCCACCACTTCCACCGCCACCTTTTCCACCAACCATAGATTTAGCTGTACCTACTGCACTTTTAATACTCATTGCTATGCCTGCTGCTTGTGCTGCAAATATTGCTATTAAAGGTATGTTTGCAGGTGGTGGTGCTGCTGAAGCTGCTTTCATAAATCCTTTTGCACCGTCTACACCTGATTCCGCTGCTGAAGCTATAATTCTTTGCATAGTTGCCTGTGCTGCTAATATTTGTTCTTTAAGTATCATACCAGTTTTTAAAAGAAATAATGCTTTAGCTATTTTACTTTCTTCACCTGCTGCCATTGCTACTGCATCCATAGCATCCATTACACCCTGCTTTTTTTGCTGTTCTAATTCAATTAACTTTTCAGCATCTTCTATAGCTTTTTCATCTGCTTCTTTCTTTATATCTGCTGCTTCACGTTCTAAAGAAATACGGTTTATTAATTGTTCTGATCTAAAACCTTCTATTTGAGCAAGTACTGCTTCACGTTCGTTTTGTGCTTCTAATAAAGCTATGTAATTTTCTTGGTTATTGTTTTTATCAAATTCTAATTGTGCTGCTTTTATTTGTAAGTCAACATTTTGAAGCATCTTTTCGCTTTGCTCATCTAATATTCTACCAAGTTCAGTATTAGCAGCAATACGTTGTTCCATCGTCTTGGTTTCATCATCTCGTATTTGCCTTTGTTGTTCTGCTTGTCTATCATACTTTTCAATTAACCCTTGATTGATAACAGCAGCTATTTCTGCTTGTTTGTTTAGTTCTACAGTACCTTGTGCAGCTTTTAAAGTTGATTTAGCATATTCTGTAATACCATTAACAAGGTTTTTTGTTCCTTCTGTAACTTTATCTACTGTACCATCTACACCTGTTAAAACGTCTATGTATTCTTTACCAGCGTTTTTTGCAGCTTCCATTGCCCCATCAAAATCACCTTCAAATACTTTTTTAATTGCTGTACCTAAAAAACCTATAACTTCTAAAGCACTATTAAAGCGTTCTATTAGATTATTTTTAATAGCAATACCAAAGTTTTTAATAGATTGTACAGGGTCATCAAATATTGCTTTAAAATATCCTGATATAGCACCCACATTACTACCTAAAAATGAAAATAAATCATTAAACGCTAAACTTAATGCTTCGGTTGCTGTAGAAAATAAATCTAATACCTTTTGATTTTTACCTAAAGTATCTTTAAATAAATCAAATGCAATTTGTAAACCTTGTATTATAAATAGTCCTGATAAGACTTTTTTAATTCCGCCTAAAACCTTATTTGTTTTTTTTGTTTGGGTTTCTACATCTTTTAAACTTTGTTTTAAGTCCGTTGTTTGTTCAGTTACCTTTTTAACATCTTCTTCTGACTTACCAGTATTTACACTTAAATCTACTATTACTTTCTTACTCATAATTCTTTCTTAAATTGTTGATAGGCTTCTTTAATTGATTCAGGGTATTTGTTTTTGCCCATTGCAATATCCATATACCGACCAGTCCACTTTTCGTTTTTTGCAAATTCTAATAAATCTAATATATTATTTATCATAGTTATACTTTTATAGCTTTATCCATATTTATTTTTATTGGACCTGATGAGGTAATTGAATCTAAACAAATTGGTATGCCTATTCCAGTAGATTTATTAGGCTGAATAAAAACCGTAAAGGGTTTACCTGTTTGATCTTGAGCAGTAAAATTAACTGGTTCATCAAAAGATTCAAAATAAACATTACTATAAAAATCACCATTACAATAAGTTGTAGCATTTACTACCTGTATATCAGAAATTGCATCAGCAAAATCATAGATAATATTTGTATTTGTTCGAGCATAAAATATATAGTAATTTATAGTACCATAATTTATAGCGTAATCTGTGACTTTTACCAAATGTGGTGTAGTTGGTTTATTAGTGAACGCTGTTTGTGGATATTCAACAACCGTTGTATTAACGTTTGATTTAATTGCTACAAGATCAGTACCTAACAAACTGAATTTATTTGTTGAAAATATAAAACCATATTCGTCTATATTTTTAGTTTGATCTATTTTCCCTAATTCGTTAATTGACCAAGTAGGATTAATTGTGTAGTTCGTAAGTGTTCCGTGTACAATATTATCGCCAATTTTAGCTATAGTAGGGGGACTTACAATTATAGCACCTGAAGAGTTACCGCTTACTGGTAAATTAGGATCAAGTATATCGGACGAAATATTATCGCTTGGATTGTCTATTATTTTACCATCGCCTACATCCCCACAAGCCATATCTGATGTTTCAATAATAGAATCTGCATTAATTTGATTTGAGTCTACCCTAATACATTTTAAAACATTATCATATTTTTGTTTTATCCTTGTATCTACTATTATAGTATCACCTAAATTTGTTCTGGTGTTTATTAATTCTAAAGTGGATAAATTGTTTTCAAAGTTTGTGACTATTTTATTAATCTTATAAAGCCTGTCAGATATTCTAAACTTATCTGCAAGTGTCATATTCTTGGTTACATTTAATGGAAGATATGCCTTAGTCGTAGTTAGCCTTCTACCTTTATCGAATACTTCTGTTATATATTTTTTATAATACTGATCAAAAAGGGTTTTATTAAATTGTACTGTTTGGTTAAATTCGTTTATTTCTGCTGCATAATTAATATTTACTGAATCAGTTAACAAAAAAGAATTTGATGGAATGTATGTGCTTGTTCTATTTGATACATTACCTGCTGAATCAATTAGTCCAAACGTGATTCCTGTTTGTAATATAGGATAAAACAACAAAGGTTCACCAAGATATGCTCCTTGACTTATGTCTGCACTCCAACCATACTGTATATCTGTTTTAGTTGTTACTGAAGTTTTTTCATCTGGTAACCGTTCAAACATCATATGTTCAAAAGGATTTTCTACAGTATATACTTGACCATCTACTTTGTCTGTAGGTGTTTCATTTGCTCTACCCCATTCTTTGTGGAATCTTTCATTGTAATTAGCAGCTAAAAAAGTTTTTGTTCCTTTGTATTTAAAATCAATTTGTTTAAAAGGTAAAACACTATTAACAGTTTGTTCAGTCTTATCAATGTCTTTAGTAATGTCCCAAACTTTATTGCTTGATCCATAAAAATTATCTAATGTTTTAACTTCTATATCACCATCTTTATTTTGAAATGCAGTTAAGTTAAACACTTTAAACAATCCAGTTAAAAAGTCTATTACTTTAATTTCTGGTAGTTTAGTAGCTGCATTAATGTTGTTACCTACAATAGTAGTAGCTGATCCAGTCCAATATATTTTAGGAGTTGCAAATTTTCTTAACCTTTTTACAAAACCTTCAAACCCAAAAGTAATTGCTGCTGAACATTGAACTTCTATAGTATAAGTTCCTCTTTCTAATACAATATCTTTTTCTTTCCATTCAGTTCCATTACTTGCATTTACTTGTTGATCTTTAAATTCCTTAAATACTATTCCATCTTTTTTAATTGTAATTGTAAAAGTTGCGCTTAATTGTGTAGGGGTAATTGTTATGTCTAATTGCCTTTCGTTTTTCATATTACCTCCACGTTGTGGAACCAAGAAATTTCCCCTATTTAAAGTAATTACATTATCATCGTCTGGATTACCTATTATAAAATTACCAAATACAGAAGAACTTTCATCATCAACAAATAAACCACCTGTTTTATGATGCAACCATAGGTACAAATTATAATACGGAATGTTTCCTGCACTAAAAAAGTCATCTGTAAATGTGATTGGATAATTATTTTCTATTGCTCTAATTATTACATCAACTCTTAATGCAGGTTTTAACTGTGATATTTCTAAACCTAAATCAGAAACAGAACTACTAAAAAAAATATTATTTATTTTATCTGTATTTTTAATTTGACCTGATCCTGAAGTTGAATCGTATGTAAGTCTTTTAGTGTGACTAATTAAAGGAAATAATAAAGCATCTTCATAAACAACATTGTCTATAGTAACATCTAACCCATTATTCATATAGGTTTTTATGTTTGCATCTGTATAGTTAAATGTAAAATTGTTTAAGAAACTTAAAGCATCAAGTTTATCTTCACCTAATATATCCTTTAAATTAATTGTGCTGCCAAAGAAAGTAATTTTATAAGTATGTGCTTTGTTGTTTTTTGTAGTTGCGCCTTCTAACTTAATTTTACCCTTACGAAATAATTCATCATTTAGATATAATTCAGCATCTCTTTTTATTCTTGCATCAAATCCTACAATATTATAATTGTGGAAATGTTTAAAAACTTTGTTGTTAATTCTACTGGCAGGTACTGAAAATGTTTTAGTAAAATCTGTGAATATTTTTTCAATATCTCTTACATCTTGTATTGACTGAGTAAGACTTATTGATTCATCAGCAAACAAATCTACTTGCTGAAGAACACCTTCTTCTGTTGCTACATATAATTTTAATGCTAACATTAACGTACATTATTTATCTTGTTAAATGCAAAATCAAAGTTAATTGTATAGTTGGCTAACTTATCATTTAAACTTGTTTTAAAGGTCATAGATTTACTTTTGGGTAATAGTGGTAATGTTTTACCATCGTATCTAATCCAAACGTTCTCAGCTAAAAATAATTCTTCAATAGTTTTGTTTGAATCTTCATTAATAAACCCAGTATTTAAAGTAATGCTTTTTGTCGCATTTGCATTGTATCTTTGTTGTTGTGTTTCATTTGTTGGATAGCTTACACTTGAAGTGTTAACTGTATTTCTTTTATATGTTTCATCCGTTACATTAAAAGTTTCTACAGTCTTTTTAAAGAAGTAAAAATCTTGATATGAACCCATACGATTTAAAAAAGTTACTTTGTATGGTGTGAATTTAGGTTCACATACGTTTATTATATCTATAGTTTTTAATAGTGTAGAATCATCTGTTGCAAAAACTTTAATTGTAGATTTGTTTGCAGGGATAGTTAAATACTGAATCTTTTGGTTTGAGTTGCCATTATCAGTTACTTGTGTAGTTGTTGAATCTATGATTACTTTTCCAACACCTTCTGCATACAATGGTAGTTTTCCTGCTGTTCCTTCTGGAAGGTAAATTGTATTAGCACTAATTAATGCATCAGTAGAAAGCTGTGGATTTATTTCATCTTCAAAATATCCGTAACCATCAAAAGCTAAATAGTGGTTTATAACTGGACTTCCATAATCAAAAGGTGATCCTAAATCTGTTACAATAGTTCCAACGGTTGACACCCAAATAGTATTTGATAAATAATCATTATTAAAAGATACTGTTATATAGTCTCTTACTAATTCACCTATTTCAAACATTATATTTGTATCTGCACCTATCAAACTTTTAGATAGTGTGTACTTTAAATCTGTATCTGAATAAGACCCAGAAGTACCGCTGTAAATATATATCTCTAAACTTACTGATTCAAATGCCATAATTAAAATATTTGTACTGTCGTTTGGTTAGCATAATTTTTACGGAACATTTGAGTTATTGTATTATTTGAACCGAAAAATATTACGAATTCTTCTGGAACTGTTACCGTTGAAACACCGCTTGGTGTGTAGTTTATTTTACCTATTACGGTTAACTGTCCTGATCCTGCAAATAAGGGTGATTTGGTTGCACCCCCATCATTAGATACACAAAGTTTTTTTCCTTGTAAATTATACACGCTATTTGCGCTTGAATAAACATTAGCAAATCCAATATTTGAAACATTAAGACCATATTCGTTAAGATAATTAGTACTTACTGGTGCAGCAATTCCTATAAAAAAAGAATTGTTTTTTCCAGTACATACAATTGCACTTGGATCACCAGGTTGTAATATTTCATAAACACAATTTAAAGTAGCACCTGCATTTGAATATCCACTTGGTACTGTAATTGCATAAGTAACATCTCTATCTATATTACTTTCAACGGTTGCAAATTTCTTAGGGCTATAATTAAAATTTGTTAAATCTAAACTTCCAGAAGCAAAACTATTATGATCTTCTAAAGTTCCAGGAATAACTGAACCTGATACTAAAATAGCTTGATCATCAAAATCAATTAAACCACAGCTTAATGTTGGAGTTACTACATTTGAGGTTTGAACATAAACTATACTTGCTTCTATACTTGCTCCTGCATTAGCGTAGCCAGTTGGAACTGTGATAGCATAAAACAAAGTCTTATTGATTGAGCCACTTGCGCCATTTGCGGCTACACTTGTAACTGCATTACCTCCACTTGTTTCCATTGTTTTAGTAATTGTACCTACTGAATTAGGTAAAGTTAAAACACCTGCTGAAGATATAGCACCACCTAAAAGGTTTGCGGTTGTTGAAGTGAAAGTACCTGCATTGTTTACTGTTACATTAAAACTGTCTACCTTTTCACAAGTTGTTGCATCACTTGAACTAAAAGCTACAATTACAATAGGAAAAACTCCTGCTGTTGTTTTAGTTGTTATGGTTACTACTCCTGATTGTAAAGATAAATCAAACTCCGAAAAAGAATTTTGCCCAAATCTATAAGCTAAAGTTCCTGCACTTATACTAAAATGATCGCTTAAAGTTATTGTCGTAGAGTTACCAAATACTGCTAAAGTTTTGTTTGGTATAACTGGGTTTAATGTGATTCTATTTACACAAGAAGCAACTACTTGATCTGCACTAACAGTTACATCGACAAAAGCACCTGCATTTGAAAATCCTGTAGGTACTAAAACTCTAACAGTCATTGATCTTGTAGTTTGACTTGTAACTACTGCCCATTTACCATTAGCAAAAGCACTATTTGAACTTGTAATACTTATGAATGATCCGAAAGAAATATTAGGTAAAGTAATTTCACCCTGAACACCTACTGCAAAGTTTTGTGCATCTATTAAAGCGGAGGTAAGTGCAACTAATGGTTTAATTGGTTCGGTATAATTTATAAAAAAGGGACTTCTTGCGTTTATTTTTGTACTCATCTTAATCTATCTTCGTTAAATGTAAAGGCAAGGAAATCTTCAACATCCAAACCAAACTGCTGTACTAATTCATTAGGTAGTTTTTTAAAGCCTTGTTCAAATGGTTTAGTAAAAAACAAAGAAGGTTTAATTCCTTTTCTATATATGCTTCTTGCTATTAAAAATCCTATTGTATTGTAGTTACCTTTTTTAAACTTTCCTTTATCATCTCTTAATCTTATACTTTTTTTCTTTGCCCAATCCGCTAATGGTTTTACAGGTGGCATTTTGGTAGTGTAAGAATATGGTGTATTGTATTTCTTTTCTTTACCACTTACACCTTTATCTTGGAACAATCCGTAATCTTCCATTTCAAAGTCTACGTTGATTGAATTTGGCATAACCTTTACATTACCCTTCAAACTATTATAAAGTTCTTTAGAAACGTTCTTTTTGCTTTTAGTTAACCTTGTGCGTGCCTGTTGTATGACAAAGTTTTTAAATGCTTCTAATGCTGCTTCTGTTTTCTTTAGTCGCATATTGTCATATCGTTTTGTACTAATACATCAAATGTTGCTGCCCATCCTGCTAACTTGTTTTCAAACCTATCTACAAATGGTTCACAGTTTACATCACCTTCTACTTGATATAGTTCTGTATATAGATCACCACGTTGTAAGGTGTTTATTATTCTTGTTAGTAAAGCCAGTTGTGTGTTTAGTACATCCTGTTCGTTATCGTTTCCTACGAATATGTCAGTAGTAGCTTCTTTACTAATATCTACTATATCCATTGCCAGTATGCTTACATTGAATGTTAATGTCTTACTACCTACAGTTGTATTGTTTACTATAATATGCGACAAAGGAAAGATTGTTTGCTTGTTTAAATCTACATCATCTAAACTTCCAAACGTAACTGTATTTACAAATGGTTCTGCAAGTAGTGCATCTTTTAATTTATCTGTTAAATTGTAAAAACCTTTCATCTACGTTTTATTAATTGTTTTTCTATTTGTGTTTTTTCCTTTTCAAATGCTAAATACATAAGGCATTGATGTACATTTAGTTTAGTAACCGTGTCAAATCTGGCAACATCTTTTTGAGCGAGTCCATATAAGGATTGATACCATCCCCACTTAACCCCAAAGTTTGCTTCTGCTGTATAGTCAGTTTCTTGTTCGTTTCCTTCTGTAAAAAGTTCAGGATAGTTTTCGTTAATTCGTTGCTTAAACGATAAAAAAAAACCAAAGCAGAAAAGACTACATCTAATGGTGCTTGTTTCATAGCTTCATCATTTACTATTCCCTTGTAATCTTCTATCTGGTATTTATGTCCCTTACTAAATGTTACTGGTCTATATAACACGCTTATTGCTTTGTGCATTGTTTGCCAGTTACCTAAATTATTATCAAGGTCTATATACTCACCTAATGTCATATCATCAAGTACAGGTATAAAACCTAATTTAACACCGCCTAATTCAAAGGTTGGTATTAAGTCGTGCTTTGTATCAAATACCTTGTTTAAGTGTAGTGCTATTTCCTGTACGCTTTTGTATTTGATTGTTGCAACATCTTTTAAATCAAGACTGCAAAATATCTGTACCATCTTCTGAAGTAAAAAAGTTGTATCCTTATTTTCTTCTATGTTTATCTTTTCAAACTTTTGATATTGCCCTAATGTAATTTCTTTTAGGCTATCAGGTACGTTTATTTCAATCTTCATATTAATACAATAACTTTTAGTGTAATTTGTATAAATAGAAAAAGGATCACATTACTGCAACCCCTAATCCTACTAACAAAATGAAAAGACATTTATAGCTGCCCAAACTATTCTTTTAATATAAACCTTTTATATGCATATTGATATGCTTCTTCTATCTTATCTTCTAATAGTCTACTGTTTTGTTTGTATGTAGTACCATTACCTTCTACTTTGTTCTTACCTTTGTAGTCTATGTGAAGGGTAACATCAGAACCTTTATAAGTTCCTTTTACAGTTGGTTTCTGCACTACATATATTTCTTCGTACCAACACGCTTGTCTCATCTTATAATTCAAATATAAACATTATTAAATACATCCAAGCGTACATAGAAGCGTAAGCTGTTAATCCCCAAGCTGAAGCTACTATTATATTTTTATAGCTAAACATTGCTTTAAGTATTCTGGTTTCTACCCTATTCTTTGTTTTCATAATATAATTATTGGTTAATAATAAAGGGGTATTGCTACCCCCTGTGTTTTTAATTATTTTTAATTAATTCGTAACTACATATATAAGTTCCTGTTGATTCTGGGTTATCGTCTCTCCATAGTCTCAAATACTTCTTATCCTGTATACGCTTCTGTAAAAGTTCCTTTTGGTTATCTTCATAAACGTCAGTAGCTGATGTGAATGTAGTTCTACCTATTGTTATTTTATTACCATCTATATTCATTACTTTACCGATGTTTTTTTTACTTGAAGAATCTGTTATTTTGTAAGATTTCATAATGTTTGTTTTTAATTATACAGCTAATATATAAAACTTTTTAAACATACAAACATTTTATTAACTTATTTTAGTAAATATAGTATTGCCCTTTGTTGGGGTTTTCTAATTGGTCTGTTAAAACGTACCGTGCAGCATCTATACAATCTGGGTGTAACCCTGATGGTTTTTGTAATTGGTTACCTTCTTTATCCTTTGCCCATACATACCCACCTAATTCACGTTTTAGGTTCTTACTTCTTGCTGTTACGTATATTTCATTTTGGTTCATTAGGTTTAAACCATATACTACTGAATCCCTACCTTTAGTTACACCGTGTATATTATGACCATACCCTTGAAGTTCTGCTATTGATTTTGGTTCTGCTGAATCTGCTACAATACTTTCTTTTATATCAGCTTGTGATAAGAACCTGCTAATGTCCCTGTTAAGCATTCCTTTCTTATATAGAACTTCATCATAGATATAGGCATTATTCCATTTATATAGTGCTATTAATGTTGTAGGGTCTACACTATAACCAAAATCCATACCATAAGCTAACAAACGTGCTTCTTGTGGTATGTTATCTATTTCTTTCCAGTCAGGAATACATACCCCGTAAAGGCTTCCCTGCAAACCAAGACCATATACACGCCACCAGTTAGCCCAATACGTAGATGTTTTACCCTTTTCTTTAGCTTTCTCTATTTCCTTTACAATAGTTTGATCAAGTGCTTCGTTGTCTTTATATGTTAGGGTTATATAGTCTGCATCTTCTTGCCCTATTATTTCTTTGTCTACCCAGAATAAACTGGAAGGGTTATAGTCAAGCCAGATATTGCCTGAAGTTCTTACTGCGAGCTGGTTGTAAGCATCAAAGGGTACATTGTTACACTCATTAATGTATAAGTCTGTCCTTCTTGCCCCTTTCAATTTATCAGGTTGGTCAGTACTAAAAAATTCTATATAACTACCATTCGTAAACGTGTACTTTAAAACGCTTTTATTTAATTGGCTATCATTATACCTACCTAAACCTTTTAAAAGTTGGCAGAAGTCCTTAAAAGCACCCCTACGAAGATGTGGTATAGATTCAGATACTACACTTATTTCTTTACCTTCGTTTCTTATGGCGTAGTCTATTAGGATAAGTAAAATACAAATAGTTTTTCCTGCTGATGTTCCGCCTTTAACTACTCGTATTCTTTTATCTAATTCTAATAACTTATTTAGTGCTTTGGTTCTTGCAACCTGCATCTATAAGAATATTGGTAAATCTTCGTTGATACTAATATCTTTTGTTTCACGTGGTTTACCTGCATAGTAATTATAGAACAACTGGACATATTTAAAATCCTTTTCTTCCAGTCCTTTTTTTAATGCATCAAACGCTAATGGTTCAAGTGGTGTTAGCTTTTCTATAAGTGCTACTTCTTCAGCTTTAGGTTTTCTACCTGCTGATTTGTTACCACCGTTAAACTTTCTTTTATCCATAATCAAAAAATTTCATTAATGATTCTATTCTAACAATAACATTATCAATATTTTGTTATTCTACACTATCCTATAAACCCACACTTTTCATAGAACCTTTCCCTTTTGGTGTGCTTTTCTGTTATTTCAATTAGTTCTATGTTTAGTTTGTCTATTGTTTCTTGTTGGGTTTTTACCTGTTCTTTTAGTTCAATGTATTTAAGTACTATTGATTCATTTAGTTCTACCGTTTCATCTTTTTCTATTTGGTAGTTTATTATTTTGTTTCTTAGAATACGCATACTATTATTCATTCTTTTGTCAACTTGTACCCAAGTGTTAATACTTCTCACACCGTGTAATACAGAAGCGTGGTCACGGTTTACTGATTTACCTATTTGTTCTAAACTTAATTGTGTAAATTCTCTACATAGTTTAAAGTATATAGCACGTGCTTCTACGTATTGTCTTTTTCTTGTTGTTCTACTTATGTTTATTTCAAAGTAGCTTTGTACTATTTCTTTAATCGTTTCTTTGTTCATCTTCTATTTTTAATATTATATCTTTTATTGTTAAATATCCTGATTCGTGTATTGCTTTTAGTATTCCTGCACACGCTTCATATTCTTCTTCTCTTGAATATAAGTCTATAGCTTCTTCAAGTTCTGCAATGTCTTTACC